TAAGGACACAGTAGCATGGCTATGCGTATGCGATAGCCATGTACTCTTGCTTGTACGATATCCAGATTCACCGCCCGATATCTTAGAAGGCTCCAACAATGGAGTTGCTTCATTTATGATATCTTGACAAACTTCCTTAGTCAGGAAATTGTCAACTACTTTGATGAGTGGGCGATCGTTTAGAATCATTGACCGTATTTTGAGCTGCTTTCTGTTGCGATGAAGTATTCAAGTCCAGCCTTTTCGTTGGCGAACTTACCCATACCTTTCGAAGAGATGGATACTTTATAGTCACCGCTGATTAGCTTCAAGTTCTCAGACTTGAATACCATACGGAACTTTGCTTCGTTGGTAACTGCAACATCAACGTGATATTCGTTAGAAGTATCGTTCTTGACGTTGGTAGCAACCAGCTTGGTCTGGGTTGAACCATCAGAAACAACAGCGATTTCTGGAGCCTGAAGGACGCTCGCAGCTTTCAACACTTCGCTGATGTTAGAGGCAGACGCATCAAACACAACTTCTTCGGTAGGAAGTTGTAGCTTCTTCTCAGGAGCAGCAAGAATCATGCTTGGCTCGGCGAACCAATACTTGATGCTACGCTTACCGCTAGAGATGGTGACGAACTTGTCAGTAAAGTCAAAGTCAGGATCTTCGAACAAGCTGACAGCACCAAGGAACTGACCGAGGTCATAGATCGCGAAGCTGGTCGGGAAGTTTTCAGAAACGACAGCAGAAGCTAGAATATTTTTCTGCGGTGAGATAGTCGACAGTGTTGAACCTGCACGAACTAGGATGTTTCCATTGATAGAAGAAAAGTTCTTCAGAATGGAAAGGGTTTGGCTTGAGATCTTCATAATATTATCCTTGTTTGGTCAATTGTTCGTAAACTTCTACGAATGTCTCATTTGTTGCTACTTCGTCATTGAAGTTTTGTTTATGATAGGTCTTGGCAATTTTGCGCAAGACCTTCTTATCAATGTTAAAGTTTTTACTTGCTTCATTAATGGCTTCGTTGATGGCAGATCGCTCTGCCTCAACCATAGTCATCATATTGGAAACGTCATCAAGAACTTTCTTGAGTTTTACACGGTCAGCTTCAATCATTATATTATACTCTAAAGTTGTTTGTTAGTAAAATTACTTCTTCTTCTTTTCTGCTTGTTTTTGCTTGTTAATTAAACCAGTATCCGCAGTTGCAGAAGCACCGATAGAAGCAAGAGCAGACAGCGAACCACCAAAGGTGTAAGTACCAGTGTGTTGTAGTTCCATCCACGGACATAGCCAGATTGTTCCGCCCATCTTGATTACATTCTGACAGAACATGTAGTCTTCCGACAAATAACGCTTCGTCGCAGGATCGATGATGCAGTCGAAGTAAGCATGGATTTCACGAGTACCATCAAACGCAGCAGTGCGAACGTGGTCTGGTTTGTAGCTGTATTGCGGATAAGCAGCTTTGTATTCATCGAACACTTTGCGCTTAATCATCATGAAGCCAGTTCCGATTTCAAGAACCTTTGCTGGTTCATTTAGTTTGATTTCAGTTTGGCCAGCATCAACGATTGGATTGAACACAAAGTCACCAACGTACTTTTCAAGTTCGTTAGGATTCTCGTCGCCTACACCTTTGTTGACAGCTTGTACGATCTTTTCCCAAGAGATACATTTCTTAGGATATGGACCACCGATGATATCATACGGAGATTCATCATCCTGCAATGCAAGCAACGACAGAACGTCGTTAGGGTTGAATCCGATATCCGAGTCGATAAACATCATGTGAGTTGAATCAGAACGTAAGAACTCATCAACGCAATAGTTACGAGCGCGAGTAATCAGCGATTCATTGAACAGATAGTAAACGCGCATCTCGATACCATACTTGACGCACATAGCAGTCAAGTCAGCAACAGAACGACAGTAAGTACCGTGGCATTGTCCGCCGTACATAGGTGTTGCGACAAACAGTTTACGCTTGCGCAATTCTTCAATTTCTACTTTAATCTCCATTATACAATGATTCCTTGTTTTGGTGTGATGATTTTACCAGTCAATTCTTTGTAGTGATTGACTAGTGGTTCTTGTGGGTCAAGAATGCATAGGATGGAAGATTTCTCGAAATATACTTTTTCAGTGATAGCATACGGCGAGAACTTCATCAAGACCAACCCTTTATCTGGGTGCATGGCAAGCGAGTATGGATTATGTGCTACTTGAACATCAGTCATTTCAAGTTCGCAAATAATATCTTCGCCTGTAATTAGTTTTACTAGTTTGACTTCCATCACGGCACCGATGATACGATGCTCTTGCGAGGTTTGGTGACCTTAGCAGTAGCATTCTCAAAATCGTCAATCAATGATTCGACTGGCGTGACAATAAACATAATATGCTTCTTATCGATGGTAACAAACTTAGCAGCAGATGTGTACTGCATGTAAGGGATGAACACTAGACGACCATCATTTACAGCAACCAACATAGCATTGGTCAACTCTACAGAGTCGCCCTTATCTTCCAGCTCAGAAATGATTTCTTCGCCAGTAGTCAATTTAATTACTTCTACACTCATTTTAATATCCTCTTCAATTTTGCCAGTTTCTTCTGGCGTTTCAATGCGAGTTCTTTCTGGACGAAAGAAGCTCGGTCAATATACTTAGTTCCATTCATATGGTCTAATTCGTGGAGAAAGCAACGAGCAGCCATGCCAGTAAACTTTCTTGTCATAATTTCGCCACTCGGTTCAGCATAACGAACCTTGATGTGGCGCGCTCGTTTAATTTTGATGCCAAGTCCAGGAAAAGACAAGCATCCTTCTTCCAACATAATTTCCTCGCTAGATTCGTCAATCAATTTAGGATTGAAACAAACAAGAGCAGGAACAGCTTCCATAGCAAATACTCTGTATGGCAAGCCGATCTGATTGGCAGAAAGACCAATACCACCATGATGTCGCATAGATTCAACTAGATCGTATGCTAATTGAATTGGGTCGATGGTTGGATTATCAAAATCAAATCTTGGCATCTCTTGTGAGAGGATAGGGTCAGTATCCTTCACTAGAGCATGTATTACACCTTTATAACTTGTTACATCTTTCATGCGAAGAATGCCTCGAGAGAAGTTGGTTTAGTTTCAAGTGCTTCTGGGTGATATCTAGCAAGCATATCTTTACCATCTTTGTCTGGCATTCCTTCGATAAACTTATACCACTCTTTGCTTTCCCACATGTTAGGTGATACACCGTTCCAAAGTGGACGCCATTCAGGATGGTCTTGGTTCAGACGACGCGCTTCTACGAAGTCACGACGCAGAGTTTCATATTCCCACGAGCCAAGTTCTTTCATGTTCTCACGGAAGTAACAGACGATAGACATACGCTCAACGCAGTCCATACAGCAGTTGTCGTCTGGTGGTAGAATTTCCGTATTACCGTGGATTGCTGTGTGGTTAGCAATAAGCAACACATCTCCTGGGCGGATATTTACAGCTACTCGGAACTCTGGCAATACCAAATAGCCACCGCGATAGTCTTTGCCATTGGTAACGACACCAAGGTTAGAGAATCCTGGTCCAAGATCGCCAGCATCTCGATGTGCGGCAGTACGGAAATTCTTGTTAATAGTAATCGTGGTAAAGACAGTATCTTCAGCGACACGGAAACGCTTGTCTAGCCTGTCAGAATATTCTTTCTGAACGCCATAGCGTTGTGGTAATAGATTTTTGAAGAACTTATCTAGCTTACGGAAGTATGGAAATGCTTTCTCAAACAGTTCTGGATGTTTCCAGTTGTAGGCGCAGATACGACCATAAGGGATGCGCGGATAACGGTCAAAGAAACCAGCGATACCTGAGTTGACAACAGTAGCGTAGGTCGTGCCAGAAATACAGTCAGCCATTTCTTTGGCTTGCTTGACTTGTTCTTCTTTAGATAGCTTGACTGTCTTGGCTAACCAAGTGTCAAAGAAACCTTCGTATTCTTCGTTTGGTTCTAGACGAGCAGTAATCTTGTTGCGTAGCCAAACCAGACCACGAGTTGACTCAGCTTTGAAGCTGGCTTTCTCAGCAATCAACGTCTGTACTGGGTCAGAACCATCGAGTGTGGCTGATGGATGCGACATTGCGTCAAGCACTGCAGTTTGCCAATCAGTCACCCAGTCGCGACCACCGCATGTATCAGTTTTTGGTCCTGCTGCAAGTCCACGATTCTGACTTTCAGTAGCACCCTTGATTAGTCCTTCGTATGCGCCAAGTTGTTCTTCGGCGGTGTAAACTCCCTTACGGAATTTGAATGCGATGTTGTGTTCGCCATTTCCTGGGAACAACGTATTATTTGGAACATAGAAATCACAATCTTCTTCAATCAGAAGATCGTAGTGTGATTCGTCTAGGAACGTACCCAACAAGTGTTCGCAATTAAGCCACTTGTCAGCTGTAATTATTTTAGTCATATATTCTCCGATTCAAAATTGTATTATACCATAATTTAAGCATTAAGTAAAGAAATCTTCTAGGGTGCTAACAGCAACAGGTTCGAAGTGTTCTTCCCATATTTTATCTGCGACAGGTTGTACTTTCGGGTCAACACTCAAAGAACCAACTTTGTTCTCTGGCATCTCTCCGCCAGGATTTCCTAATGCTAAATCAATATATTGTTGCGCAATTCTCTTGCGAGAAAACTTCTTGAGAAGTTTATAATTATTTTCGCGAATACGATTATATTCTTCCTCGGATATATTTAGAAAATCGTTTACTAGATTTCCGAACTGTTTCGGGGTTGCATCGTGCGGAATCATTAGGTAATTCATGTTTGGTTTAAGTAGCATACCAACACCATCCTCGCGTTCGGAAACACCAAAGTTTCTAGCGATAGGAACGACACCAGCGCGGATAGCATCAATCACAACACGATTGAAGTGTTCGCCGTATGTGTTAGACCAAGAGGTGTCGATTAGGAATTTAGATTCAGAAAGAATAGCGTCGCGTTTGGCTTCTGTAATAAAACCGATATAATCCATTCTACCAGTTTTCGTAGCGTTATCCCAGATCTTGTTACCAACCATATCAGTTGTAGCATCTGGATCCGACTCAGCAGTACAGAAATACTCTTCTTTACATTTGTCTGGCGACGTCATATAGTTTCTTTCGATACCATCACCAGCAATGATAATCTTTTCTGCGCAGATATATGGCACAGACTTAACTAGGTCATCAACTCGCTTCCAACGTTTGAATGTTTGTAGCGAAAGAATCTGTCGCTTTAGTGAAGAGAACTCTGGAGCAATTGGTCTGTTCTCGACATCCTGTGGATTGAGAATAAGATTTCTCGGAACTGGCATAAACTCAGCTTGTTTGTATGCACTCGGATGCACACACGCTAGACCAGCAAACTTATGACTAAACTTATAGATCCAGCTGTATAGCTTCTTTAGATTACCGTCATGAATAACAACAAGTTGTTTAGCGTTGACGTTTTCTATCATCGGCTTCCACGCAGTAAACAATTCAGTTTCGCTGTTCTTGAAGCCAAAGATGGATTGCCAAATCAATATGTCATGTTTGTTAGCATCAGCTACGAAGCGGTCAATACAATCTTGATTCTTGAACGAATAGTATGGCGCATTCCATCCCTTTCCTTGATGAACAGGAAGACCTGTACCAGCACCAAACTCATAGCCTTCTGGCAGATCGGTGGTGTTTACAGGTCGTGGGGATTGAGCGGATGGTTTGAGATAAGCGAACGTAACATCATGACCCAGTTCTTTCAAGCCAGCGATTAGTTGTTCGTTGTGAGCAATGATGCCACCAAAGTTATTGAAGGTGTGCATCGCAACCATAATTTTCATAATTAACCTTTAAGTCTAGATCTTAATTCACTTGTGCTTAGTTTATGGCTTCGGCGATTATAATAAATCTCAATGTTATTGTCAATACAGAACTGTTTACCAGTAAATTCTTTCTCAATGTAATCAGAACCGATAATACGAACATCAATCGGCAGGATTGCCAACAAATCCATCAAGTCAGCTTCGGTAGCATAAACATAGATTTCGTCTACGAACTTGCATGCACGAAGTTGAATGAATCTTTCGGTGACAGTTTGTATTGGTTTGTTCTTTTCTGGGCGATCGATAGTCGGGTCAGTTTGAAGACCAGCAATCAACCAATCACAGTTCTCTTTTGCTTCTTCTAACATAGCAACATGACCTGCGTGTAGCAGGTCAAAAGCTGAAGCGGTAAATCCTACTTTCATAATAATATTATATCCTATTTTGGGCAATTAGTAAAATTATGCGATGCGACTGAAATTGCCTTGTTTCTCAAACTTAATGATGCTATGGAACTTGTCGTATAGAGCATCGCCTTTGTGCGAGATAATGAATGTGTTATTATCCGCAGTGAGATTATTTAGAATCTTTAGGAACTCGTCTGTACCAACACCGTCAAGCGAACTGTCAAACACTTCGTCCATAATCAGCAGGTTTGTGGTTGCTGAGTTTCTCATCTTAGCGATAGCACGCCAAGTGAACAATACAGCCAGATTGATTCGCATCTTCTCACCCTCGGAGAACGAGTTGTACGAGAACTCATCACGGAAGCGCGACTTAATCTTTTCATTAAACTGTTCGTCCAACTCAAAGTGAACGAAGAAGTCCATCGCAGCCAGATACTTGTTAATCAGTTTATTCATGATAGGAATATACTGACGGATAATCTTTGTCTTGATGCCACCGTCTTTGAGTAGAGCAGAAGCAGCAGACAGAACAGCGTTTCGTTTTGATAGCATCTCACGTTTAGCTTCGATCTCAGCCAGTTCTTCTTTCAACGCAAGCAACGTAGCAGTCGACTCGGTTGTATCTTGTTCTACGGACAAAGAAGCATTTTCAGTTTCTAGTGCTTTGTAGTTTCGTTTCTCAGATTCAATTTGAGCCGTCACTACTTTGATTTGTTCGTTTGCTTTAATCATCGCTTGACGAGTTTGTTTGATATTATCAAGACGAGCAGTCACTTGAGTCTGCTCGCCGTCGATAATTTCTAGTTCTTCTTTGATAGAAACTAGAGTAGCATTCTTGTTACTTACCGCCGACTCTTTGAAGTCATGCGCGATACCCTGCTTACAGGTAGGACAGTTTTCGTTGTCGTGAAAGAATTTGATTTCTTTCTCAAGCAAGAACATACGATCCCATAGACGAACGCGATTATCTGAAAGATCATTAGCTTTCTGTAATACTTCAGCTTCGTCGCTAACACCAAGTTCAAGAGTAACATACTCGTTTTGATAATCTTTGATTGACCCACGCAGTCCAACGATAGTCTTTGCGATTTCTTTAATCTTTGCATTGTTGGCTTGAATACGAGTATCTTTATCTTTACGGACACTTGCGAGATACTTCTGTTCCATTGCAATCTTTTCAGAACATAGGTCAGCAGCATACTTGGTATCTGCCACTTCTACTTTATTAGAAGCAACCTTTTCTTTTAGAATATTGTTCATAGAAGTAAAGATTTGAATGTCAAGTAGATCTTCAATTACTTCGCGTCGTTGGTTTGCTGGCAACTGCATGAATGGCACATACGTTGATGAACCAAGAACAACTACCTGAGAGAACGAACGATGGTTCAGTTTCAGAATAGTTTTTTCTAGGAACTCTTGGTAATCACGATTAGCTGAATCCTGATTAAACATCGCGCCATTCTTGTAGATTTCAAACAGATTAGGTTTGATACCACGAACAACTTTATATTCATCGCGACCAACCGTAAACTCAATTTCTACAACAGCGTCTTTATTATTGATGCTGTTAATCAGTTGCGGCTTGTTAATCTTACGGAATGGTTTGTTATACAGCGCGAACGAGATAGCGTCAAGGATGGTAGATTTACCTGCACCATTCTGACCGACAATCAACGTGGACTTGGATTTATCCAGCTTGACTTCGGTAAACACGTTGCCAGTCGACAGGAAGTTCTTCCAGCGAACTACTTTGAAGTTTATCATGCTTCGCGCTCCGCGCTCAATGCTTCTTGATATAATTCAGTCAGCAAGTTGTTAAGGTCTTTAGCCATAGTTTGTTCAGTTTCAGGTAGATACTGGGCGACGAACTTACGCATGATAGTCAGCGTGTCTTCGGCTTCGTCGACGATGTCAGCGTCATCTTCTAGGTCGAGGTTGAGATGGTCTTCTACGATTTGTAGGTCAAGAACACCAGTCTTTTCAATCTTGTCAACGACGATATCAAACCAGTAAGGGTTTGTCTTGTTGCGAACAATCAGCTTTACAAACGAATTACTAAAACCACTAAAGTCTTGTTCGATGACTTCTTCCATAGTTTTATTCACGTCGTCATACAGGACTTTGTGAAACATAGGAAATGGATTTTGTATGAACGTCAGCTCGCGCGACTCTGTGTCAAATATATGAAAGCCACGCGGATCGTTATAATCCGACCAAGTCATTTCATATGGTGCACCAAGATAGTTGATATTACCTTTGGTGGATTTGTGATGGAAGTGACCTGACATTACAACGTCGAACTTATCAAATAGTTTTGAATCGAAGCCATGGTCGTTGCCAACAACACCCTTATACATTTCGAAGCCAGCCAACTCTAGGTGACCGATTAGAACTTGTGCGGGAGTGTCATTAATAAAGTCCATAGACGACTGATAATTACCAGAGCAGATCCATGGTAGGAATGCTACGTCAAGTCCATCAAAGTTAAGCGTCTTGGCTTCGGATACGATATGCATATTTTCGTAGTCAGCGAACAGCAACTCCATCGTATTGACTTCGTTGGTATTCTTATAATATGCAGTATGATTACCCACGATAGTATAAAGCTGAACGTTGCGTGTACGCAGTTCGTCGAACCACATATCCTTGGCAGCTTTAAGCGAGTGGAAGTTGATATACTTACGGCGATCGAATGTGTCACCGCCATCCCAGACGACTTTAATATCGTTGGCGTCTATGTATGGTAAAACTACCTCGCGATAGAATTTCGCTTGGTAGTCATAAAAGGCGACGTTGTCATTGCGAACACCGAAGTGTTGGTCAGTTAAAATAGCAATTTTCATTATAAGATATTATACCCTATTCAGGGTCATTAGTAAATGATTGAGTGAGAACTGTGTCAATAGACTTCTTGACCTTTGCAGTCTTGGCTTTCTTTTTCTCTTCGATCTTGTCTTCAAAGTTCTTCACGAAATCATTAATGTAGTCGGTGTCTTCCATTACTGCTACGTCAAAATCTTCACCAGAGTTTCCTTCTTGTAGGTGATGCATTGCGCCATCAACCATCTGTTGGTGATACACTTTATGTTTGACGTAAACTTGCTTCTTTTCTTTTTGGATTCTACGCAGAAACGCATAGTAGATAATCTGAGTAAAGTAAGAGAATGGATTATTAGATCTGTCAGGATTAAAGTTATCAAAATAAGTGATGCAGTTTTCTAGACCATCAGCAATCATTTCATCGCGATATGAATAGTTGATAAAGTTAGGTCTGTATGATAACTTTGTGGCTATCTTATAAAGACACTCACCGATATACTTTGGTATCTTTGGTTTCGGTAGCCCTTGTTCTGATGCATCAAGGCATGCTTGTTTGTAGTCCTTCATCGCTGCATAGAACTCGAGGTTGCTTACATAGTGGTTAGATTTTGGTGGGGCTGGCTGTTTCATTTAATTCCTTTTATCATACACCTATTATATTACTTTTGTTCCTATTAGTAAAATAACTTTACCAATTACCAGTTTGACAGTATAATATTAGGTGTACTCCCGTTGATATATTAATGCACGGAGTTATTAGAAGTTGGTAGCTTAAACGTCACAACGTTATCTTCGATTTCATCATCCAGTTCATCTGGAAGTTCACCCTCTTGAGCCTTGAGTCCAAGGATATCATCTTCAAGAAGCTCATCGTAGATCTTACCATACTTCTCTACGAAGTTAGTGTAATATCCAATAATCTTTTCATTCGGTTTGCTCATAGCAACAATCTTTGGCTTCATGATAGCAACCAAATTATTCTTACTGAATGGCATCATCTTTGTGGTGGAAACAGAAGTGGTTCCCATAGCATTTGGCTGTAATCGAATACTGATTGGATAACCTATGATGATTTCTCCCTCGGTTTCGTTTTTCAGTTCGCCGACGATAAAGTTATCGGAGTCACTTAGCTTCATTAATATAAACATATTTTTCATAATTAAATCTCAATTGGGTAAATCTTATATTGGAATTGTTCGTCGGTGTAAATCTTAATACGCTCGGCGAAATGATTCATGGTATGGTTAGTCCACGTTTTAGTTCTTAGGTCATCTGAGATGTCATATAGAACCGCTTCTTCTTTATCATCACCAAGGCGAAGTCCGCGACCGATAGATTGCAAAGTACGAATCATCGACTTGGTAGGAGAAGAGAATACTATATTATGTAGGTTACGAATATTCACCCCTGTGGAGAACGTACCATACGACGCGATAATGATAGCGTCTTTTTCTTTCTCAACGATCTGGCGAATAGCTTCTCGATCCTCGCCATCTACGCCACCGTGTACGAAGAATACGTGACGCTTGTCATGGGCTTTATCTTTTATCTGCTTGTATAAATCCTTACCATGCTTATCAACGTATTGAAATAGTACCAGCGTATTACCCTCGAGCGAGAGAGTCAGTTTGCTAATAAACTTATTACGTCCATCATGACGCACCAAATAATCCATCTCCTCTTGGTAAGTCTTTCGTGCCATCAGTTTCTTTTCAGCATCTGAGTGCTTCAAAACCAGACACTTAATCTTGAATGCTGAGAGATGATTATCTTCAATCAGTTTGGCGGTCGTAGTGACTTTCTTTACCGCGCCAAATAATCCTTCAAGTACCAGCTTGTGAGTCTGCGTACCATCTAGCGTACCAGTAAACCCGAAACGATACTTGCATTCGTTCAGCTTCTCCATAATTGAAGCAAGTGACTTAGCTTTGAATAAATGCGCTTCGTCGCCTATTACAACACCGAACTGCTCAAACCAGCTTTTTGGTAGTTTATAAATTGACTGCCATGTAGTTATGACTACTGGCGCAGTTGAAAGTTTCTCTTTACCTGACATAATAATGTGTATGTCTTTCTCGTCGTGTCCGTAACCAACGAAGTCAGACTGCATCTGATAGACGAGCGAGGTAGTAGGAACGATAATTAGTTTACGCTGTTTCTTGAACCATCTGCTTACCATATAGATGATGAGCGACTTACCAGAAGCAGTAGGTGAAAGCATCATACCTCTGTGGTTTCTTACTGCGTGCATAAAAGCGTCCACCTGATACTGGCGTGGGTTGAATGGTAGCTTTAGCGAAGCGATAAACTTATCAAAGTCCTCGTCGGTTTCGTCACTTGTTACGTGCAAGTCTTTATGTATTTCTATTTCGTAGTCGCGGTCTTGTGCGAACTTTACGATATAAGGAATCAATCCTTTGTAGATTGACTTGGTCATTAGGTTGGCTAATCTTATTTTACCATCCCAGACTTTGTTACGAACAGCTGGCATAAACTGAGCACCTGGAACCATGAACGTAAAGTGGTCTGACAATTCCTGCGCAAGCCATGCCTCGCAGTTGAATCGAATGAACGCTTCGTCGATTGGTTCTAAGGTAATCTTACTCATTACATGCCTGTCTTAAACTTTTCCCAGTCAATAGCTGACTTGATATTATAGCCACGACCATTTAGTGATTTGATGATTGATTCCAACACATCAACTTTCTCTTGTTGAACGGCGATCTTTAATGTGCTTTTGATTATGTCTGAGTCTGAGTCAATATGCATCGGTAGTTCCGATTTCATAATTTTTAGATAGTTGGGTTCCCAGCCAAGTTCTTTTAGACGGTCTGGTTCCATGATTCCGTTGAACCATTCAGCTTTATCTTTGTAAAGTTGCTTGTGTTCAGTTTCCATCTTCTTGAGCAGCAGACGCTCGTTAGAGAAGATGCGGTAATAGTTATAGTGGAGTTTTGCGATTCTCAGCGATTCCTTACCAAGTTCGGTACGATCGATGTCGCTGTCTTTAGCCCACATTTCAAAAATTTCTTCAAGTTTCATGATATATCCATAGATGGAGAGTACTCCATCATATTATACGCTACAATAGCGAATTAGTAAAATTATGCGTCTTCTAGTTTGAATGACTGGAATCTAAATGTAGCAGTCGCTTCAAGATACTCTACGTCAGCTAATTGTGAATTAAATTCTAAATCAGAAATAGAAGTAGGAAACATATTAGCAAATGTCACAAGTATATTTGGATTCATCGCAGAAGTTAAAATACCAAGCATACCATCAGAGTAAATACCAGCTCCGCTAGTTTTCTCTGCAGCAGCAATTGATGAATATGATTCAAATCCATCTACGCGACCAAGAGCAGTCATCCAACCATAAATCTCTTTATAGTTTTTCATGTCTTCGTCGACCTTAAATGTAACTTGTAGTTCGCTAAACTGCAATCTTCCTGGTCTAGGAATAGTAATAAACGGAGTAGGAGTTTCTGCTGTACCTAATGATACACCAGGAAGTGAAACCCTAGTTACAAAGAAGTTGACAGTCGGCAATCTCTTTACGGAAAACGAAAAGCCGAGAGGTGACAGAAAGTTTTTATTTGTAGGTTCGTTTACGACGCTCATAGTAGTTTCCCAGATAGCACCTATTATTTAGGTAACAAAAAAGCCACCCGAAGGTGGCTTTTAAGTTTGTATCAACCAAGATTACATTAGGTTGTCTACGATTAGACGACGGTAGTAAACGTTGGAGTCTTGGATCAATGTACCGTCCGAAGCAGTAGCACCACGTGAGAATGGATTTGCTACGACGCCATAACGGGTCTTGAAGCCGATTTTTGGCTGGAAGGTATCTTCACCAACCGCACGAACCATTTGTAGAGGAACGTATGGGCAGTAGAATAGACCAGCATCGAACGCAGAAGCACCTTTGTAACCCATAGTTAGGTAGTTACCAGTGGTGTATGGATCGATGTAAACTTTGATGCGACCGTTTAGAACGCCAGCGAAAGTAGCGCCAGTATCATCAACTTGTAGGTTGTTGCTGTTAAGAGCTGGGGTGTAATCAAGAACGCCAGCCATTTGAAGAGCAGAAGCCACATCTGACGAGCAGATTAGGATGTTACCCTTACCACGACGAGTACGTTTTGCGATAGCATTAGCTTCGCGCTCGATTTGGAACATTAGACCCTTGAACTTTTCAACTGACCAACGACCGTTAGAGTCGACGTCTAGGTTGAAACGACCAGCAGTAGTTACACCGTCAGCAGCAGTGAATGGAGATACGATTGAAGTACCGCCGATTGTAGCTGTTACGTTGATAGTACGGATGATTTCGCGGTTGATTTCAGCAAGAATTTCAGCCGAAAGGATGTTGGCTAGTTCGGTTTCAGCGTCAAGACCATGAATAGCTTTAAGATCTTGAGCAAGTTCCATCGAGTAGTCAGCTTTTAGAGCGCGCGACTTGGCAGTTACAGAAACCTTGTCGATCGAGAAAGCCATTTCAGCAAAAGCTTGAGTGCTGTTACCTAGCGATTCAGCTTGGGCAGTTGTTAGACCAGCTGTGAAGTTATAGGTGTTTGTTCCTGCGTTGTTTGAGACGCCTGGAACTGTACCAACGTCGTTTAGACCGACGGAGTTAGCAGCAGCAGTAGTTGTACCACCGAACTCGGTATTAGCTTCGTTGTAGAAAGCTTCTGTACCTTGCTGGTTGGCATAGTGCGAACGCATAGCAAAGATCAAGCCAGTTGGACCTGTCATTGGCTGGACGCCGCAGATGTCATAGGCAACTAGGTTTGGCATTGCACGACGGACTAACGAAATTAGAACTGGATCGTAAGTGTCGATTTCGCTTGGCGAATATGAGTTCATGGAGTTGGTTGGACCGCCAGCAGCATTGGTTTCTAGCAATGAGCGTGGAGCGAAGCCACCGTTTTCACGGAGAGCCTTCTCGGTGTTTTCTAGCAACTGAGCAGTTACAGAACGACGGTGTGAGTCTTTAATTGGTGACAAATCAGCGTGTTCTAGAACTGGTGCCCACTTGGTTTGGATTTCTTCGTTAAGATACATCTTTATTCTCCTGTCCTTTGAAATAGGAATTGGTATAGTTATTTATAATAATCAGTTCTTGACGGTACGCGAAATAGCAGCTACGTATTTGTTGATCGTTGGATCACCAGATTTCTTAGCTGTTTCTTCTTGCACGACTTCAACTTCTTCCGTAAGCTGCTGTTGAGCTTGTGACTCTTTCTTAACAGACAGATAGGATTCTTTGATAATGCTTAGTTTCTCAGCATACTCTTTAACAGAACTGGCATCGATGCTTTCAGCAAGGGTAGCTAGTTTTTCTTTCTGAGTATCGGTAAGACCTTCAGCAACTTCAGCGAATGCCTGCTCAGCCTGATAAGACGCTACTTGTTCAGCAATTTCTAAATTCAGGTTGATTTGCTCATTCAGCTTTTCTTCCAACTCAGCAATGCGAGCGTCCATAGACTCAACGACATTTACTTTGTCTTCAGGGATCTCGACGTAATGCTCGACAAAAACTTCGCGCATACCAGCGAGGAAACTTTCCATGACTTCGGTGCGTAGACCTGATTCAATAGCAAGTTTGTTATCTTCGACCCATTGTTCAACAACGTAGTTTAGGTAGCTGTTTACTTTCTCGGTCAATTCGTCAGCAACTGCTTCTACAGCTTCAGCTAATTGAGCTTCATACTGTTCGTCAAGTTGCGCTTTGTATTCGATAGTGCGAGCGTGTACAGCTGCTTCAAAGATAGTTGTAGCTTTGTCTTTGAATTCTTCCGAAAGTTCTGCACCTTGGAAAATAGCAGCAACGTCTTCGCCCAGACCGCCAGGATTATTCAACTTTGGCATTGGGTCTTGTTGCTTCGAACCAGCTTTTAGTGTGCCTTGATTTGCCATACCAGCATGGAATTGTGCCAATTTTTTAACTGGCATATCGTATGCTGCTTTGACGATATCGGCGATAATGCCCGACTTGCTTAGAGTAGGCATGGCATCTTTGCCATCCTTCTTGTCAGCTGGTCGCGAATTATCTTTGGTTGCGACTGGTTCAGGAATCATGGCGTCGACGCCATACGATGCCTGAAACTCTAGAAGATCGTCGCCTTCCAAGATTTCGTTTTCGTTATTACTCATCTTTACTCTCCTGCGTGGATTGCTTTAGTTTATTATTTATAAAATCAAATCTTTAGAAGGAAATCGTTCCAAACTTTCAGGACGGTTTCTTCTAGCTTTTTCTTGTTTGCGGAAGAAGCAGCTTTGTTGACTTGTGCTTTGTAACTCTCTAACTGTTGAGCTTTGAGAAGTCCGTTGTCCCAAACCCATTCTACTCCTTCCATGATTCCGTTTACGAAAGCATCTGGAGCTGAAGGATCCGCTACAATATCTGCGGCAGTTGCAAGATAAAAGTCATCTTGGACTTCGTTAATACCATTTCTTGGTTTCAACGAACCCATGCCACGTGAAGAGACACCAAGTTTAACACCAGAATTGATTAAATTCTTAGCGATGTTACCCATAGGTGTATCTAATATTTTGGCTTTGCCGATATAGTTGTTTCCTTCTTTCTGTAAATCAACAATCATGTGTGAAACACGATCTAGATTGATTGTAGGACCAGCAGGATGACCTAATTCGCCCAAAGCGCGATTGGTACCAACAGCTTCTTTCATGTAGCGAGCAACTTCGCGCTCCATTACAGCTGAAGGATATTTACGACCATTTCTATTTACTACTTCAGCTTGAAGAAACGGACCAGTAATAAAAAGATTTTTACCGCCATTTTCATTAGCTTCGGTAATAATCTCTAGATCTTCAATTGTTTCGGTAATAAGTTTCATTTCTTATTCCTTATGCTAGTGTCGATTGTTTTTTCAATTCAACATACACCGTAGCGTTATTAGCATAGGTGATAACAACGTTGGTAGTTGGTTGTTCAGTTTGTGTAATACCAGCAACATCAAAATCCCAATTACCGCCACCTGTTAAATTAAACAAAGTAGTTGCGCCAGCATTACCTCGACCGATAACAACATTGCCAGACCAGTAAACTTTACTGATTTGCAGAGCATTTACAGTTTCTTCAGCAGAAGTATTAGCACTGGCAAGAGTGATTGTTTCGACGCCACCATTAGTTGAATTGGCAGCAATTCTAGTTACAAGTTTGCCTCTTGGCTGATTGATATAGATTGGCATATTAGTTCCTTACAGCAAATGTGTATTTTTCATACCAGCTTTACGCAAGTGATGTTTAATAACATTGCGTACATCTGAGTTTGGTTTATCGCTTGCGATCGCTCCGATCTCATCATTTAATGGTTTGTGGTCGACATGCTTAGAGATTTGCTTTACAGCATCTTTAGCTTCAACGCGATCGCGCATTAATTTCTTTAGTCCGCCGAATGCTTTGGCATGACGAGTTGGATTGCTAGAACCCAACTCACCACCGACGTTTACTTTTTCATGTTTGCCGAATCCGCCAGGAAATCCTGCGCGACCTGACTTGTTCTTTTGCGTGACAAGGTTTTCGCCTGTCTTGCGCATCAAGAATGCAGCTTCGGTCATGAATTCAGAAAATGATTTCATTGTTTTACGGTTCCGCCTTGAGCAGTTGCGTATTGTAGCTTATCTTCTCCTGGTTCTAGACTTGCAATTTTGCTAGTGTCTTTACCATGAGTAGCACGGAACTGAGCATCAGTTGCAACTGGATGACCGACCGTCTTAACTTGATGAGTGATTAGTGCTTGCCAGTCGGATGCATTTTTTGGCATTGCTACTTCTTGTACGTTGCCTTTCTTCATTTTACGAAGTTTAGCAAAATCTTTAGCGTCGATCTTTTCGTCGTCGACAACATCAATCTTTTGTTGGTTAGAATGAAGAGCTTCTTTCATGGACTTCTTTTTATCGTCCATTTCTTCTTCGTCTTCCATTTCTTCGTCTTCATCCTCGTCTTCCATTTCTTCTTCGTCGTCTTCCATTTTCTTGGCTTCGCCAAACATAGAAGCGCCGATTTCAGGACGAAGAGCTTCAATTGCATCGTATGCGCGGACTTGAAGCTGAGCGTTTACAAGTTCTTGGAACTTGACTGCATTCTCTTCAACCGCTGCATAAATTAATTCTTTGATGTCTTTCATGGGGTTTCCTTTATTAAAGTAACACTATATTTAGTAAATTATTCAACTTATTGTTGTTCTGGTGACGGTTCTTGCTCGCCTTGCTGGTCAGCTCCAGGAGGTGCACTTGGATTCTGTCCAGCGTCAATTAATGCTTGTTGTAGTTTGATATTAGCCTGATGCTCTTCGCCCATCTGTTTATCAATCTGATCCATTTCTTCTTCTGATTGATGTAGAACTTTAGTACGCATATATTGGTGAGAGTAATACTTACCGACATATTGTTCCATTGACTGAGCCAACGCTAAACGATTTGTTAAGATTTCAGCTTCTTTCAATTCTGTAAAGTAACCATCGCGCATAAAGTCAAAACGAATATTGCTAAAGATTTCATTTGATTCTTCTTCAGAAATAACTCCCTTGAGAATCAATTGTTTCTTTAATGCTTCTTTGAATAGATTAGAGAAGCGCATGCGCATACGGTCGATGAACTTGCCGAACTTCAACTCATCACGAGTAATCTCAGCAGCACGACCAAGATTAAATCCACCCTCGCTTTCTAGACGAGAAACTGGAACACCAAGCGACTTGTACATTTTCTTCTGGAAGTATAGAACATCGTCGATTTCGCCAAGGTTCTGACCGCCAGGAAGTGTAGTAATTTCTGTACCCTTACCACCTTCGCGACGTGGAAGCCAGAAGTCTTCTAGCATCGTCATAAACTTACGGTCGTCGCGGATGTCACCAGTTGTAGCATCGTACACCAGACGGTTCTTGTGACGAACCATCATGTCGCGAAGATATTGTTCTGCTTTGATCTTTGGCAGATTACCGACGTCAATGTAGAAGATACGACGCTCAGGAGCACGCGAAATACGATAGATTACTGTTGCGTCTTCTAGTGTGCGTAGTTGGTTGAGTGGCTTGATTGCTTTATGTAGATACGAAAGTACCATTTGATTGGAAGCATCCATTAGACCAGATGTCACATGGATAATAGAATCAGTAGCAATACGAATACCAGTTGAGCCAGCAGCAGCTGGTTGATAACTTGTTGTGCTTACGCCAGCACGAGTACCGCCAGAGAAACCACGCTCAGAATACATGTAGTATTCTTGTTTAGTTTCTGTTGTATGAACTTGCTGACCTGCAGTTGATGCTTGTGAGTTTCTACGAACTCTTTTAATCTCGCGGATCTTACGGATCTTGCGCGGATCGATATAACGAATTTCTTGAATGCCTTCGCGTGGGTTCTGTACGTCAATAATCGCATGATAGTATAGTCTACCATCAATATACCAACGACGAACGATTTCGTAGCCACTGTTATTAAAGTCTAACAACTGAACGATGTTCTTAAACTCTTCGCGAATCTTATCTTTTACTTTGTTACCAAACTCTAGATCGTCTAGGTTGATATCAACTAATTTATAATCTGAGTCGTATGATACGAACTCATTTACAATATCATCAATCGCGGATTCAACTTCTGGTTGAAGTGACATCTCGCGATACTTGGCAACTAGATCTGATTCAGTACGAGCTGAACCTTCAAGATCTAAGTATGTGCCAAAGACGCCACCTTCCGCTACAACAACCGCACCGTCATCTTTAATTTCGGGTGCAAATGTTACTAAGCGATCAGGTTGCGCCTTCTCTTCTGCTTCTTTCTTTCTTACGATTTCAAAACCAAACAACTGAGCCATTATATTTTTCTCCGACTGGAAGGAACGCTACACATTATATGTAGCGTTCCAAATCAAGTCATTTTTACTGGATAATTTCGCTATCGGCTACAGTCCAGTAGTCGAATGCGAATTCTACAGTGTATTCTTCAACCGCATCGCCGTCTAACCAGCTTAGTTCTATTGCAGAAATTGAAAGTGGGAAGATGTTTACGAATTGATAGCGACGTAGTTCCGAACCATCCTTAGCATACTGAATAACATCAGCAGTTGTGCGATAGTTAGGGACGCTTCTTAGGTTGGTTTGATTGCTGTTGATAGCTGAAGACCATGCTTCCATGGCACGACGAACTGCAAAGTTTTCGTCGTTCATGACAGTTACAGACCAGTTATCAAAAGTTCTGCTACCAGCAACTTTAATACGGCGACCGAAATAAGGAATTTCGATTAGACCAAGATTAGAAGCTGGTAATTGAGCAGCACGAACCATGTAACGAAGTGTTTCATCGCCAACTCTAGAGATAGGGTTGACCATTGTTACTTCGAATAGTGACGGACGAGCACCGTCACCAATCATGTTTTGTCTAATTTCATTTACATTAAATGCCATTTCTTATGCTCCTTGAACGATTTCGTTAAACTCAACACCAGAGCGTACAGCGATAAAATTCAACTGGATGAAGTTAATCGAACGAGCTGGCTTGATGTAGATGTCACCAACAAATTCGTTACGATCAATTACATCACCAGTGTTGTTAGTGGTATCACAGATTACTTTGAAATCGGTAATGCCTTGGCGACCTTGTACTTCGCGTAGATATGGCTCAACTAGGTTCTTGAATTGCGCACGAGTAAACTCGTCGTTGAATTCAAACAGAGCAAATTCAGCAGCAGTAGAAATCGCTTTCTCTAGTACGATGAATAGACGGCGAACGTTGATGCGGTCAAACGCAGATGGTTTAGCCAACATAGTCTTGTCACCAAACAATACAGTACCACGTCCTGGGAAAGTTACAACTGGGTTTACACCGTTCTTGTAAAGTAGGTCGCGTTCTGCTTGGTTTGGATTAAAGTTTAGCTTAACTAGATTTTTAATCTGACCACGAGTGAAACCAGCTGGTGAGAACCATGGGTCACGAGTTTCATCAGTTCTTGCGCATAGACCAGCGATGTCGCCGTTTAGTGGGATGTAGCGATAAACGTCGTTATAGCGGTCATACTGATACTTGTAACCAGAATCGATTACAGCGTAAGAAGTTGACGATAGAGTATTGCGGAAAGTTACGATAGAATCAGCTGAAGTCGAGCGAGTTGGCGAAACGAAAGCCACGCAATCTTTACGAGTTTCAGCGATATTGTCGATTACATAGTTAGCAACACCCGAACCTGCTTTACCAGTCATGACTAGAGAAACGTCAACAACGTTCTTGTCTTTGAATAGGTCGTATGCAGTACCAAGATTTCCTAGTGTAACCGAACTTTCTGTCGAAGTATCGACACCATTCGAGAACGATAGAGTCATTGGTAGAGTTTGAGCTGAAGAAGCGACGCTTAGAGCAACAGCAGCTGGAGCACCAGCACGATGATTTGCCCAATAGATATACTCAGAGTCAGTTGTAATTACATCTTTGTAGTATAAAGTCTGACCGTTTTCGCCCTTAGCGTTTGTAGCGCGGGATAGACCTTCAAATACTTCTAAAACAGCGTTCTTAGTACCGCTGAATAGACCATCTTCGTCAACTACAACAATGTGTAGTTCGTCCTGTGCAAAAGTATTACCATAAGCAGCAACAAAGGTCGACTGTCCTGGAGCTTTATCTACTTCATTGTAGAATTCCCAGTAGCGAGTTAGTGCGTTTGAAGAGTTAGCGGTTGCGTTGGCAGAACCAGTAAACTTGCTATCGAAAGTAATTACAGCTTGTGCACTGAATACGCTGGCGTTGCCAGTTTCAACAGCAGCACCAAGAGAAGCTACCTTTAGATATTGGCTCTGACCATTTACAACTAGATAATCGCCAACTCTAATTTTACCGATGATGCTTGTAGCAGAAGTATTAGCAGCAGTGTTCGATACAGCAGAAACAACTCTTAAGTTAGCAGTTAGGCTGTTTGGAACAAGTGTTAGTGTGCCTTCAATAGTAGCAGCGCCATCTGTCATGTCTAGGGCATTGCTATAAGCATTTGCCGAGTCACAAACAGAGATCTTTAGTGAATTACCTAGTGTACCAGCATAGCGAGCGTAGTAAACAGCGTTAGCGCCAGCAGAAATACCATCTTCATAATCTGCTAGATTTTTAATTTGAATCGTAGTTTCAGCAGCTGTGTTAGCCTGTGCGTTTCTAGCAGCTGTATCGATAGCACGAACAACATAAAGAGCGTTGCCGTATGCTAAGAAGTTAGCTGCAGTGTAGAATGTTTCGAAATTGTCTGCGGTTGGCTTACCGAAAATCTTTACAAGAGAGTTTTCAGAACTGACTAACACGCGTTCTTCAGCTGGACCGAAGCTAAAAACGCCTGCAAACGCACCAACAGAAGCGGAAACTGCTGGTACAACGGTGGTCAGGTCAATTTCTCTTACATTGATACCTGGACTGACTTGGAATGCCATCTTGTTTCTCCTTGTTCAAAATAGAGCCAGAAATATAATAATATTTGTAATATATTTAGTAAAATACGGTTTTAGAAGAATAATTCACGGTCGAAAGCAGACACATAAACTTCGTCTTCGAAGTTCATTCCATCGTCGGCAAAGAACGGTAACATGTCGTCTTCCAGTTCTTTTTCTCGTTCTTCCATTAAGTTCTTTCTGACATCGGTTTCTAATAAATCTTTGAAATAATTTTGATTTGTCATCCAAGCAAATAATACCAAACACATAACAAGATCGTCATGTTTACCATACTCGGCTTCGTAAGACGTCCCTTTACTTATAAAAGTAGAGAGTTCACTCAACAAATCGTAATCGTTGATTATCAATTTATTGTTCTCGATCAAAGCCTTCATGTTCAAACAACCGACTCGCTTTGTAGGCTGAGTTGTCTTTAGACCAACTCTTGATTGTTTGTGAAATCCACCACCCAGAACCTGACCCTTACGACCAGTTTGAGTGATTCTCAGTACACCCTCGCACTCAAAATCTGAAATTAACATTTCGGCTATCTGCTGGCCAATGTCGTTAGTTTCAACTAAAATGGGACAAAAGTTATAGAACTTATGGGATTCATTAATAAAGTGCGGGAACATCTGTGGTTCTACGTTGTTATCTCGATAGACCGCAGCCACTCTATATGGAAATTCGGTAACATCAACAACGACGAATGTAGAGTAGTCACCGCCGACACCACGCGCCACGTCAGCCGTCATTACATAACGGTGTTCCGGATCTGGCATCGCATAGATTCTAGTAGAACCATGAGTAGAAATAGGATCTTCATAGGTTAGTCGTTGCAAGCACTCAGCCGATAGTAGCGTATTACTAGAACCAAGGAACTCTACTTCGTATTCCTGACGGAATTGCTCAGGTGAAGTATTGTTAATTGTTTCTTCTTTCCACTTCTCATCACGACCAGGATATTCAGACCAGTGAACGTCAACCGCTGTATAGCTGTTACGTTTCTTGACAGCGTCAGTCCACAGCTTGTAATACAGTTCCATACCATTTGGTGTGGATGTAATGATAATCTTGGTTTGCTTACCAGACGAAATAACTGGATATGTAGCGGTGAAGAACTTTAGCTGAATGTGTGGCGGAATGTGAGCAAATTCGTCGAGGTACAGGACCGAGATAGACTTACCACGAATAGCAGAACTTGATGTAGGCGCACAGATAAACTTGGCACCATTTTCTAGTGCGAAGCTTCGTTTGTTCCAAGCTACAACACCTTGTTGCATCCACAATGGCAGGTTTTCGTATGCCATTTGAATACGGTCAAGAATTTCCTGAGCCGTATCCATTTTGTTAGCGAGGATAGCGATATAGGATGGGTTGTCAGCAAACAAGCCTTCGTGTAACAATAAGCCAGTCGCGGTGGTAGTTTTACCCATCTGGCGACCGCAACGAACAATAGTAAAGCGATTTTCTTTAGCAGCCTTAACGAACCGCTTCTGAAAGTCGAACATCTTAAAGTTGATTACACCCTCGTCAAGAGAGATAATCTTTACATATTTCTCACAGAAATAAATCGGATCTTCTTTACACTTTAGGTATTCTTCGATTTGCCATGGTTGCCACTCGATTTGCATACCGACTGGCTTTAGAAGCGGATTTCCGTTTACACCATTATGTTCAATCTCAAAATCATAATCTTCTTCTTGCATCACTGCGCTCATTCATCTGACTCCAGATTCTTGGCGCGTTCTTTTAGAAACTTTTGTAACTCAGCTGTTGATCCGACGAATAGATTATTGTTAACTGTTTTAGGCGAGCCTTCGGGTTGGACACCACGAGCCTTATCGATATCAATTTTTTTCTTGCGTGTTTCAAGCAAGTCTTTGTTGGTATCAGCTAGTGTTTTAATTAGCGTGGCAACCACTTCGTACGCACGAGGGTGCTCGCTATTCTTAGCAAGCATAATCAACTCATCAAGAGCCTTGTTTCCTTTCTTAGCGAGTTCTTGTAGATTTTTGCGCGCAAGCTCAAAGTCCTGCTCGGCATCGTTTGTTTCTTCGACGACCGCAGGAAGCTGTTCTTCTTTTTGTTCTTCAACCACAAGAGGATTCATTTCTAATGCTTTGGTCAAGTTATCCATAATACTGTTCATATTTTATACGTCTTCTATCGTTACGATATAATCCCAGTCATCGGTGACCAAAATGTATTCTTCGCTAATGCTCAACGAAGAATTAGCTGTACCAGTTCCTTTATAGGTTGACTGGTAGTTGTTTGCTACCAAGTTTGTGTTAAATGCAGAATCAACTCTCATGGATATATTATTGGCAATCGATGTAACGAGCTTGAATTGATTGGCAGCTTTTACATAATTACCAACTGCCATAGTTGTGGTAAATGAAGTTGCGGAACCTGTAACCAAATTTCCAGAAGAAGAAATCGTTCCAGCTAAGTTAGCTGTTGGCTCTAATCCTGGTCGGATTGTCACTTTTTCTAGAGCAGTGTTTGAAGTACCGATAGCTGTGTCAAATCCATCGATAAAGAAATTGACATTTGCCAACTTAATTAGTTTCTTAGTCTTTGTTGGACCAAAGAAGTAACACTTCATCGTAAAATCTAAAGTCCAGATTAAAGCACGGCGAGTTTCAAAATCTCCCTCGTACGTGTCGTCTGAAGAAACAGAAAGTAAAACGAGCGGGATATCTAACTTAATATCCATATCGTCTATTAGCTGAACGGTATTAGTCCACTCCGGAGTAAAGAATGGAAGGATCTGCTCAAGAATTTGAGTACCATCTTCCGCGTTCTTTACCATGATGCTTAGTTGAAAGTTTACATCGTATGGAACTGGCGCGTACATAATTGTACGATTGGTTCCATTGGTTCCAAGTGCAGTAAACTTCTTAATTGTGCTTAATTTGCGCTCACCAGCATACGTCATTGATGTCATCTCAAAGCCCATGCGTGGCAAAGAAACAGCGTCAGGTTTTCTTAGAGAAGGATCTGTTTCGATTCGAGCCAATAGTTTATCGCGTGGTGAATATGAAATAGGAACTTTAATTCGTTTATCAACTACGCCAGCAGTTGTTTTTCTTGAAACAACGATGTTGTTGAACATCGTTCCGAATACAACGATATATCTGCGTAAATGTTCGTGGTAAAACTCGTGACCGAAAATGACACTTTCTCCTTAGTAGTTGTTGCCTTCACTGAATGGATCCATTTCACTAAAGTCAAGAATACCTGACTGACCATCGGTTTCAAACTCTTCATTTTGCGCTTGAATATCTGTTAGAGCCACAGATGTAGACAAAGCAGTTCCAATATCAACATCTAGTTCAGAATAAATTTGGTCGATATCTGGAATACCAGTATCAAATGTTTCGTTGTTAAATTCAAACAACTCGCAAGTCATATCCCATGTTTGTAGTGAACCTAATTGATAGAATATGGCTTCGTGCTCAACAAACATAATCTTATACATTTTTCGAGTCAGTGGGAACCAGATTAAGTCGCCTTCTAGTGGACGTACCATATTCGATTCTTGTGTGAGAATTTCGCCAGCAAAACTACGACGCGAAACAGTAAAGGTAATTCGATCGCGAATCTCGAGACCAAACTTCGACATAAAGTCGCCTTCGCCTTCAAATCCATCGACGTTTTTAATGTACATTTCGATAGGATGTGCGGTGTTGTAGGTCGCTAGTTCTTCTTCGCGGAACACAGTATCTCTGGCTACTACACGTTTCGGTAGATAATACAAATCAATACCGTAGATTTTAATTGATTCCACAACTAAATCTTCGATAAGGTTTTGCTCCATCGAAGATTGAAAATTGTTAAAGAAAAAGTTGGTGGCCATTAGCCAATCATATCCATATTTGGAAGCGAATAGCTATTCAGCATTTCTTCTTCCATCTTAGCAATTTCAGCAGCTGCGTCGTCTAAGATTTTCTCACCATTAAACTGAACGCCACCAGGAAGATTCAAACCAGTAAACTTGGTTAGATTTGAACCCCACTGATATTTGATTTTAGCAGTGCAGTAGTTCTGAAGCCAACGATCGCCCCAAGCGTCAGTCCATGTGTCTGGGTCGACGACTTCATATGCTTCTACGATAATGTAATGACCGACATCAACTTTATCCCAATCCATATCGATATGTAAACGATCGCGATGGCGCTCGTAGCGAATTGGTTGTTTACCGACTAGCAATTCTTCTAAGAACTGAATGTGTTGCATAGCCATAAAGTATGGCACCATTGACTGGCTGGTTAAAGTATACAAGTCATTAAGCGCAATCTGATAACGAATATTGAATAGATTATTGGTATTGACTGCATCACCGATGTCAAAGATATTAATCGCGCCGATGATGTTCTCAGGCATGGTAATATACTTGTTGTCTTTATCAGGTTGAGTTACAAGGTGCTTGTAGTAGGTTCTGTGTGAACCGTCAAAGTGATAATCCCAGAAATAACGAATAGACTCGTCAATACGATCTTCGACTTGGTCGTCGTCGACGTTGATTTCGATGACTGGCTTACCCAGTTTACGAAGGCAATATTCTTTGAATTGAGCTCTGGTAGCAGGAACTGCCATGTGTATTCTCCGTGTTATCCGAGGATATTATCTCGAATATCCTTTATCCAGTATTTAGTAGCTTCGCCATTTTGTTTTATTCTATTATAGGTCGAAGCTGGTAGATAATCCTCGACCTGTTCGGCATAATCTAGATAGATATCAAACGGATATCCGAACGTTTCTTCTGGATACAGATCTTCATATTTCTTGATAGCTGGCATCCAAAAGTTAATTACGATAGATTTAGAAGCCTTGATGTTATGTATTACTGTTTCTCTAGCTGAAATGGCAGTACCAATTAACACGTCGTGCTTCATATTATAATGACGAGGTAGATTGGACTGTTGCTTGGTATTCGTTAGTTCTTGTAATAATGCACCATCAACAGCAGGAATTTCTTCAACCTTATCCATATTTACAGCAAAGACATTAGCATCAAACGCGCTATCGTTTTTAGGAAGCCCAATCATGTGGTACATGTTTAGTCGTTTGTTATCGCCATAGACACGAGGTTTGCTAATTGCCAGTCTATGAGTTTCTAGAAGATCTATAATTTCATTTGTAAATGGATCTTTAAGAATCAATGCGCCAGCTGAGACAATAAAATGTTTTCCTTTACTATTAAGACCAGCCAATACATCTATCGTAGAACTAACAGTATTGTTTTGATCCCAATCGTCAACTACGAACACTTCTGTTCCACAGAAATTAGTGACTAGTTTATCATAGTCTTTGAATATCTCAAACTCAGAACTTTTGTGAATGTTCTCTTCGTACATTTTATTGTACTTATCAACTTGAGATCTTGGCACCAAAACTACTAGCTTATCGTGCGAAGAGTTCTTTAGGGCTGATTTGATTGTTAGAAACGAACCATGGTGCGTTGCTATAATAACTAAAGTTTTCATTCTTTGTGCTTGTATGTTTCTTTCATGTGAGTAAAATACTTATCGATTCGTTCCTGATAGTTGTCGTGATATACACAGACAAATCCAGATTCAGGGTGCGAAAACAAAGCAGCGAGCTTATTGTAAAGTGTATCCTTGACGCCACAGCGGTCAAGAGCATTGTAAACGTGTTCGAATGTTCCACGACCTTTGCGTTCTTTTAGATCGATAAGACCAAGTTTCTTTCCTAAGATAGTAGCTGATAATCCAGTTTCAGAACTCATACAGAAGTATGCTTTTTCGCATTTCTTTAGAAGTGGATACAGAGCCACGTCATTATTGATACACTTGTCACCCCAACGTTTCATCAGCATGGTCTGCCAAACCTTAGCAGTAATCGGATGCAGTTTAACATATGCGCCATCGGCTACGAGCTGATCAATTTTTTCCATGTCACACCATCCGCCCTCTTTAGTCAGCAGATTAGTTCCAGGAAGAATTACAAGTTCTTTTACAGGTAGATCGCTTTCTTCGTCAAGCAAATACTTGTCAGTTAGATTAGCTTTCAGTTTAGCAACAATAGCAAGACCTTCTTCGGTTGGTCCTTTTTTAATCACATTGATCAAATTCTGAACAGAAATCGTAGAGTTACATGGCGAAATCATTACAACTTTAGTCAACAAATCTGTATACTTGTAGCCATGAATGCGATCTTTAGGTGATTCGTACGAGATATCGTATTCAATCTTAACACCATTTATAGTCTTAGGAATCAACTTAGAGATGTTTGCTAGTTCGTCGTTTTCATCAGAACGTAGTGCATTTCCAGTTTTCATAAAATGTGTAACTGAGTCGCCGAGCCATTCGTTCGACGACATGTACATAAATGGTTTCTTTTTCTTTTTGACTTCTTCTACCATAACAAAATCCTCGATTATTTTTCTAAATCTTTTACTCGTTTTTTCAACGATTTAATTTCTTTCTCGATATCAATCATTTTCTGTAGAACTACTTCTACGAAAGATTCGAGTTTGCGATTTACCATATCGACGTTCACTGGAGCGCCATTTTCATCAGTTTGTATATTCATAATATTCTCCTTTTCATATTATATTTATTACGTGCTTCTAGAAGTTTCAAAGCTGGTTGTTGTATCATATGTGGTTGTAGTAGACTTATTCGTATCGAACGTAGTCGTTTTACTTGTAGCAAAAGTCGTAGTCTTCGACGTATCAGTATTAAACACAGTGTTGGTTAAGAACACAGTGGATGTTGCAAACGTCGTTGTATATGTTGTATCAAATACGGTAGAAGTTGATTTGCTGGTTTCTTTGTTGGTATCAATCGTGGTATCACGGCTGGTACTGGTTGCAACAATAGTCGTTGTTTGGAATATAGTAGAAGTTCCAAACGTCGTAGTATATGTAGTCGTCGTATCAAACACACTAGTTGTTGATTTGCTTGTAGCAGTCAAGAAGTTAGTCGATCTACTTGTACCAATAGTTGTCGCGCGAGTAGTGTTCGTTCCAAATGCAGTTTCAGTACCAAACGTCGTAGTTGTATTTAAGCCAGTGTCAAAGATAGTATCGTAGGCTGTGGCAGTTGACTTACTGGTTGACGTAGCCTTCGAGGTATCAGTAGATTTACTGGTTGACACGGTTGTATCAGTTGCTTTATTAGTATCAAACGTTGTATTAAACGCAGTAGTCGTACCAAAAGCAGTTGATTTAGAAGTTACAGTTGCTATATTTGTAGACTTAGTTGTATCTGTTGCTTTACTGGTTGATGCAGTCGTGTCAGTTGCTTTGTTCGTAGCAAAGAAGGTCGCATACGTCGTGGTTGTTCCAAACGTTGTAGTTTTAGAAGTATCAAACGTTGTATCAAATACGGTAGTTGTACCGAACGTTGTAGTTTTAGAAGTATCAAACGTTGTATCAAACGTGGTAGTGGTAGCAAAAGAAGTAGTTTTGCTGGTATCAGTTGACTTGCTAGTAGAAACAGTAGTGTCCGTCGACTTGCTTGTGTTAAATGCAGTCGTGTAGGCAGTCGTTGTTCCAAACGTTGTAGTTCTAGAAGTGTCCGTTGTTTTACTTGTAGACCCAGTTGTATCAGTAGACCTGCTGGTGCTTACGGTTGTGTCGGTTGCTTTGCTTGTGTTAAAGACTGTGGTGTAAGCTGTAGTGGTATCAAACGTCGTGGTTCTGGAAGTATCAAACGTCGTATTAAACGTTGTAGTTGTACCGAACGTTGTAGTTTTACTTGTAGCAAACGTAGTATTAAACGTCGTTGTAGTAGCATACACAGTGGTCTTTGACGTATTAAACGTTGTGTTAAATGTAGTAGTTGTAGCAAATATCGTCGTGGTTCCACGAGAAGTATCAGTAACTCGGGAAGTAGAACCAGTTGTATCAAACGTCGTATTAAACGTTGTGGTTGTGCCATACGTTGTAGTACGAGAAGTATCGGTTGCTCTAGAGGTAGAAAGCGTTGTGTCTTTTTCAGCAGTGCTGAGTGTAATTACGACACCTCTAGTTAAGTTTTTATTTCCCGCATCATTTTGTCCTATACGAACGTTGATATATCCTTGGGCAGATAAAAATGGCATTTCTTGATATTTTACTGCTGTTCTACTGTTAGTAAATTCGCCTTGTGTTACATCTACACCACCTGCAAATCCTAAAAAGTTTCTTGTTCCTGGCAACGCAGACGCGCCATAAAAACCAAAAACAATAGATTGTGAACTGTCAACAGTTACAGCGTTATTTGCTGGTGCCGTGTCTATTGGGTTTGCGGTTGTTCCGACAAAAGAGGTAGTAACACCTGTAATTCTAACACCTACGCCACCAGTAATCAATACTAATATTTTATCGTTTTGTGTCGCAGCGTTAATACCAGTAACTGTTGCGCCAATATCACCAGACGCCAGTACCTTATAAGAACAGTTAAACGCAGCACGACCTGTACCAGCAGTGTTATTTGCAGTGTTTGCGATATTAGTCCAGTTTGTAGGTAAGACGTTTGTAACAGAAGTTGTTGTTGAGTTATAACCAAAGTCAAACAAGACAGCAACTTGTCCAACAGCTGCGGTGCCTGGAATTGCAATAGTTGAACCTGTAGATGTGGTACCACTATCAACCGAAAATATTGACGTTGCAGTAAATGCTGTAATATACGTCGTATTAAATGTTGTGGTTGTAGCATACGTAGTCGTTCTGCTTGTATCAGTTGCTCTGCTTGTTGAACCAGTTGTATTAAATGTGGTACTAAATGTCGTTGTAGTACCAAATATCGTCGTTGTTCCACGAGAAGTATCAGTGGCTCGAGAAGTAGAACCAGTCGTATCGTAGGTTGTAGTCTTGCTTGTATCGGTTGCTTTACTGGTAGAACCAGTTGTATCAAATGTAGTTGTTCTGCTAGTGTCTGTTGTCTTTGAAGTAGAACCAGTCGTAGCATAAGATGTTAATCTTGAAGTTGCTGTCGCCTTAGAAGTACCTTGCGAAGTTTCAAATGTTGTTGTAGTTGCGTATGACGTATTAAACGTGGTCGTCGTAGCAAATATTGTATTAAACGTAGTTGTTGTACCGAACGTCGTTGTACGAGAAGTATCAGTGGTTTTACTTGTACCTTGTGTGGTATCAAAATTAGTTGTGGTCGCATACGAAGTATTGAATATCGTAGTCGTAGCAAACACTGTCGATCGGCTTGTGTCAGTAGCTTTGCTCGTGGAACCAGTTGTATTAAACATCGTTGTTCTGCTAGTGTCAGTGACTTTACTAGTAGAACCAGTTGTATTGAACGTTGTTGTTTTGCTTGTGTCGGTGGTCTTGGTCGTATCTTGAGAAGTATCAAACACAGTAGTCGTAGCAAACGTAGTGTTAAACGTCGTTGTTGTAGCAAATGCTGTATCAAATACAGTAGTCGTAGCAAATGTAGTCGTTATAGTAGTATCGGTAGTTCTAGACGTTCCTTGCGACGTATTAAACACAGTCGTTGTTGCGTACGAAGTATTAAACGTCGTTGTCGTAGCAAATGTAGTCGTAGTATCGAATACAGTAGAAGTTGCTCTTGAAGTCGCAAAATTAGTAGTGACTAGAGTGTTCGTACTTCTGGTTGTCTGTGTTGTAATAACTGTATCGGTTGTGAACGTCGTAATGTAAGTTGTTTCAAAACTAGTAACAAACGTGGTCGTAGTATCAAATACAGTAGTCGTTGACTTAGAAGTAGCAGTAACATTAGAAGTCGATGCAGTGGTATCGGTAGTTCTACTAGTATTAGTTAAGAACGCAGTATCTGTATTAAACGTTGTAACAAACGTCGTAGCGAAAACGGTATTAAACGCAGTAGTTGTTGACTTGCTTGTAGAAGCAGTAGTCAATCTATTTGTGTCGGTCAATCTTGATGTAGCAGTATCAAGATTAGTTAGTGTAGCATAAACAGTTGTTTTGCTAGTATCAAACGTCGTGGTTTGACTTGTCTCAAATACCGTAGTTGTAGATTTAGTAGTACCAGTTGCACGCGACGTTTCAAAGACAGTAGCAACTCCAGCAGAAGCGCCATAGAAGTCAGAAAACTTAATAGTTCCAGATGTAGGAATCGCAGCATTAATCAGTGTGTTAGCCACAAACACACCACCACGATAATACTCAGAAATTGAGTGTGGTGCTGTACCGCCAAACTCTAGGGCGATGCTTGATAAACTAATTGTGCCAGAAAACGGCAATGGCATTATTAATCCTTACTGAGTTGTGCTTTCAACTCATCAATTTGAATCTGTTGTTCTTTAATTGCTTCAATTAAAAGTGGAATTAATCTCTCATATTTAACCGTCATATATTTGTTATCAATTGGTGCAGGTGCTACGACTTCTGGCATAATAGCATTTACTTCTTGCGCAGAAACACCGACATGCATTTCTTTTTGATAGCCGAGATCTTGAGCTGTAATGTTTGGTTCGTAATAGAAACCATTTAATGATTTAACTTTTTCTATCGCGTTTGAAATGTTTGAGTATCTATCTTTTAGTCGGTCGTCTGAGAAGAATGCTGTAATGTCGCCTGTGGCTGTAATGGCAGTCTGTACAGCAAACGATGAAGTATTGCTATTGCTTACAGTAGACCATATTGCGCGCTCGGCTCCAGTTGTAGAAGCAACATAAAATACGAAGTTGTCATCAGATTGATGAACTAGCCTTGCTCCATTACCAGCAGTAGGATTATTAAAAACAATTCGTTTATCATTAGCGATTGTCAATATATCATTAATTTTTGTATTAGATAGACTTACATTTGATGTATATGTTAATGCAGTTCCGTTGTAACCAAATGTTGATGGTGCTGTACCAAACTTAAT